ATTATCAGCGTTATGAGTTGAAACTTCACCAGTTGATTGTTGAGATGAGAGTGCTGCTGAAGCTGTAAATAACCTTCCAGCTGCTCTAGCACTAATAAATTTTAAGTCTGATGGTATGTTTTCTGCTGTTACTTCTGAATCTGAGTAACCAGCTGCATAAGTAAGTACAACATTTTGTAATCTAATATCTGACCATCTTTTGTTATTTGTTCTTTTGATTTTTCCTGTTTGTTTATAAGCAACATAATGTTCTTCATTACCTTCTGTATAGAGAACTGAGTCTTCATATAGTGAAGTAATTGAAATTATTGGTGCTACTGAAGTAAATAGTTCTTCTTGATTAGCCCCATCAAATGTGTCAACTATAGCTCCATTATATTCGAGCTCATAACCAACAAAATTTTTAATTGCTGCGTCTGCTGCCGGTATAAAAATATCAGTGATGTTTGTCTCATCACTTGCTGAAACGTCTATACCAATAGCCTTTTTAACGTCTGAAACAGAAGAGAGTGCCATTGGCTAAACCTTACTTGTCTTCTACGTCTTCTGGCTTAACGGCTTTATTTTCGATTGATTTTTTGGTTGATTTTTTCTTAGGAGCTTCTTCTTTAGGAGCTGCTTTTTTAACGCCCCAACCATGCTTTGCTAGGTAATCTGAATTGTATTCATGACCTTTTTTAGCAATCTTTGAAGCTTGACCACTAACACCGGAAACATCTCCTTCATAGAGACTTCCGTCTGCTAATTTCCAAATATCATTTTCTACTTTTATATATTCCATTTTTGTTCCTTAATAAAAAAAATTTAATAGTTCTATCTGGGGCAGGGTTACTACCCCAGATAATATTGAACTAATTACATGTTTGTAATCTTACAGAAAGCTTCTTGTCTGTAAACAGCAAGACCGACTCTCATTGTAGCTCTAATAGCTAGTTTTCCTTTAAGGAAAAAGTCGCTATGTGAGTCTGAGACAGCTAGGTCGAGACCACTTCTCATCACAACGTGAGCTGCTTCACCACCACCGAATTTACCAACAAGTACGGTACCTGCTGATATTGCAGTGGAGGCTACGACTGGAAGACCCCAAATTCTTGGAGCAGCATCAGTACCAAAGCCACCAGCAACCACAAATAATGGGTTCTTAGAACCACTTGTGTCTACTTCTGTGACTGAAGTTACGATGTCGTACCAGTCTGATGGATGCATAATTATTGCATCTGGTTCTACGAAAGCATCTTTTCTGATTTCAGTGATTGCTTGGTAGATTTGACCAATTTTTCCTAGTTCACCAGCGTATGGTAAAGCGTAGTCAAATGTATTGATTCCAGATTTTGTTAATACACCTTCCATGTTTGGAGCAGAACCGTCTCCGGAAAGGAGTTGGTTGTCCAAACGTAGTTTCATCATTGTTCCTAGTCTTGAGTTGACATAACCTTGAATTCCATTTACATCTGCTAACAATTCTTCTGTTACAGGCAAGAAAACACCGACCTTACGGATTGGTGCAGTTTGCTCTGTGAAGTCAAGCTCAGCTTCAGCTGTAGTAGCTTCTTCTGATTGCTCGGCAGCAGCATTTGTGAAAGTTGTTTCTTCCATATATGCAAATGAATTTTGGTTTGTTTCAATCTGGTCGAAAAGACCAATGACAGCGTCTGGGTCTCTAAGAGCTGACTCTAAGATTCCCGGTTGTCTTAATACTTCCGGTGGGAAGGATGCAGTAAGTCCAGCACCTAATGTTGCTTTTTCACCATATGCTGGTGAGAACTTTACTGTTGAGTCTACACCTTTGACTCCATCTTCTTTGTAGCCTTTATAAGCATCAGAATTAACGAATGCTTCACCTACAGTAGATGGACCAGCTTGTGGCTCTTCTGATGCATAAACTTCTTGCTCCATAGCTTTTTCATTTTTAGCTTTGGTACGCTCTAAGTTTTCTGCGTCAATAAGACCAGCAAGCTCAGTGTTAAGACCTTTGATTTTTTCTTTTGCTTCTGGGGTATATTTACCTTCAGTTGCAGAATCAAAAGCCTCTTTTAACTCAGCCCTTACCTTGGAAATTTCTTCTTTATAATTTGCCATTATATTTTATTCTCCAAAATAAATTATTACTTATACTTCGTCGTCTAGTTCTATTTCAAGTGAATCTGCAATTAATGCTTGTCCCTCTGCGAATAAAGCGTCAATCTCATCATCAACTTCTTCTAAAGAAGGAGCTTCTGTTTCAACTTCAACTTCAGACTCTTCGGTCTCAGAATTAGAATCATCTTCAACAGTTTCTTCAACTTCAATAACTTCTACTTCAGCTTCTGCTTCAGCAACTTCTGCATCCTCTTGAATTTCTTCAACAGGAGCTTCATCAACTGGAGCTTCTTCCTCTGTAGGAGTTTCATCAGTATCAGAAACTTCATCTAAGATAGAATCTATTTCTGTCCAAGCGTCATTTAAGTCCTCTTGAACTGCTCTAAGAGCAGAACTAGCATTCTCCGATATTACTCTTCCATCTTTTTCACGTAAGACTGAAATTGCTTTCGCTCTTACAATGAGGCTCTCTAATGCTGCAAGCACATCTTTAACCTCGTCAGAAAAACGTTTTCCTGTCATGCTGGAATCGTCATCTGAAATCTCTAAACCTTTTTCCATTTCTTTAGCACATTTACCGTCATCGCTATATGAGCAATCTCCGTGTGCTTTCTTACTACCACAGCATTCACTGCCACAACCACAAGAGCTTTGCTCTTCTGGGTCAGTAGACTTCTCATTATCAGCAGTAACAGCCTGTTCAAACTCTTCGTGAGTCTTGCAAGGCATATATACTGTTGTTCCATCAGAATCGTGTGAATGTGAGCCTTCGCATCCAAGCTCTTTAGCTCTAGCTTCGGCTTCTTCTTGAGTAGAAAATACTTCTGGAGCTACTTCTGTTTTTTCTTCAATATTAGTTGCTTCATAAACAGCTTCTTCACCAGACTTAATTGCGAGTGTATAAGTCTCTCTGTTAGCACCGACGAGTACTGGGCTAACTTCGAAGACTTCTAAATCTTTTAAGAAACGAACATCTATTTCTTCTTCCATGCCATCTTTTTGAAACTTACCGGATTCATAGTCGTTTATACGGAAACCGAAAGACCATTCTTGTAGGTCGCCCATTTCTTTTGCTAGATTATAAGCTTCCCTACCAGCCTCAGTTTCCATAAAGAAACTTCCTGTGAATGTAGCTTTACTGTCATCTGAAGTTATGACACCTTTTCCAATTGGCTGGTCCCACTTGTGTGCAAACACCATTGGGACTTGGTTATCCTTGAATCCAGACTTTATTGAACCCGGAAGAACAACATCGCCGTCTGTGTCGACATTGTTGAAAACTGAAAATACAGCTTCTACACTTCCTTTTTCATCATCAGTAGTTTTAAATTCTATTGATTTGTTAAATTTATTATTTTCCATATCTCACTCGCTTTAATATATACCTTTCATATATCATATACTATTCTAATCTGTCAAATCGTCAGTGTTCCCGGTAATTAGGTTAATAGCCTTCTTACGTCGTTCATCTTCCTTTTTTTTCTGTTCATTGACAATTTTCTTCATTGCAGATACGCCAGATTTCGTTACGCCACCCCATTTCATGACAGCAATAATTCCATTCAAACGAGTGTTTCCTTGATGACGAGACATAAAACGTTCTCGTCTTTTTACCCAGCTAAGTACTGAAGCACTTCTATCTCCTGCTTTGTACTTTGTCCAGTTTCTGTAGGCATCATTACCTGTAAATGAAGTAGGAGGGTTACCACCGGTACCAGCTCTTCTCCATATTTTTGGGTAATTCTTTTTTAAGTTGTCTACATATGCTTTATCTGGAAATTGTTTAAAGTTTGAATTACTCAAACTAATTTTTTGATTATCTCCAGAGCTAGGAAAATTTGTTATATCTTTTGGAGCTTTAGACTCTTTACGCCAATCTTTAATTTTTTTTAATTTAGAAATTGGTTGAGTGACACTTCTGTCAGTTTTTTTATGAGAGCCATCTTCCATAATTGCCCAAACTACCATTGTTGCTTCTTCTTCTTTTACAGAAGTAACTATTCCATGAACAGTTGAAGGTGGGTCTGGGTCTTTATTGATTGACCAACTAACTGCATCTCCGACTTTAACTGAAGCTGCTTTAGCTGATTTTTTTGAACTTAATGGATGTCCACTAGGAAGTAAGTCTTGGTCAAAAGCTGTTCTTGGAAATTTACCTTTTAATCCTTTCAAAAAGGCGTTAACTCTGGCTATTCCCCATTGGGTTGCTGAAGAAACATTACCTCGCACTGAAGCTGGGTTAGTTCTATAGGCACCAACACCTCGTCTGAAGACAGCTGCCAACATTCCATAACTTGCTCTATATTTTGGATTCTTTGCATTGTGGTCTTCTACTTTCTTTTGTAATACTTTTTTAACCTTAGCTGATATCGGAGCAGCTTTCAATTCAATCGGAACAAACTCAGATTCTGCTGAAGCAAATTCCATATGTAAATCAATAGTTACTGTTTTCTTTGTAGGTTTTCTTTTACCAATAGTTCTTTTAGTTCTACGAACTTCTGGTTGAAATCTAGATGTATTTAAAGTAGCTTTTTCATCCTCTTCTTCTTCTTGTGCAATTGCAGAAGGGACGGGCTCCTCATTTGTTGAGTTCATAATCCCTGTATCACCTTCTGCCACTGCAATCATATTTAATGGTCTAAGGTATACATCGTGACTATCGTCAGTGTCAAGTCCCAAAGCTCTTCTAGCTTCACCAACAGTAACAAAGCCACCCTGTACACCAGAGTTCATTGTTAATACTTGGTCTTTTTTATCGCTTGCTAGTGCTCTAACTTGGTCTAAGTCATAAGCACAAAAATATTCATAGTTTTCTTTTTCAAAATTATCATGTAATAACTGGTGTGAAATTTCTTGAGCAACTGCACTCCACATAGGAATCATTTTTTGTTCTGTAAAGAACTCTCTTAATTCTTTCGTATTGTTGTAAGTTGCTGCGTCCAAACCAGCACCAAGCCCTGCAAGAATTGCTGGGACTCCAAGTACAGAAGAAACTCTCTCTTCTGGCAATCTTCTCAATGTTTTTAAATTCATTTGTTCTGGTGTAAATGAAACTACATCTACATCCATAGAGCCAGTCATAATCATTGGTGAACCTCTATTGGCACCAGCGAATTTTGATTTGAAAGACTGAGCAATCGCTTCAGCTTCTTCTCTACTTGGTCCACCCATTGTGTCGTCTTTAGGACTTAAGATAACTCCCGGAACAGCCATATTGTGCAACAAAGCTACGGAAAATTGTCCAGCTGCTTCATCACCAGCTAGTTCTCTCATAACTGAACGTAGTGGTGCAAAACCTCTACGATGGTCGTCTGGGTCCATACCTTGACGTACGTGAACCATATTTTCTCTTGGTATTTCTATATAGTCTGCATTGAGTTGATTACTTTTTTGAACAGCGTGGTATTCATAGTGAGTAATTAATTCTCTTTCGTTACCTCTTACTTTTACATAAGAAGGCATTAATGGGACAAGCTGAACAACATTACCTTGACCGTCTTTGACTTTCAGTAAGAAAGCATCACCGTGTGCAGATAATGAAGTAACTATATAGTGAGAAAGAATGTTACCAGAGATAAATTCATTTGGTCTTTGCATTAAAACTTCTAATGGATGATTTACAATTTCTGCTTTACCTTGGTCTGTTTTTTTATAAACTTTAAGCATTGGCTCAGCAAAAGAAGTTGCCAATACATTAAGACATGCGACTACAGCTGAATTACCGAGTCCATCACCTAGTTCATCAATTAGTTTTTGTGGAAAATAACCAGATTGGGTATTATATCCCCAAACTGAACCTTGAACTTGTTCATATTTGTCAAGTGGTCCTCTTTTGAGGGTTAATCTTTGTGGTGGAGCTTGCAAGTATTCTGCTGCTCGCTTAAAAAAACTTTTTTCTTCAGCCATTTAATAAGCTTCCCATTTTCTCTTAGTTGCACTTTGTAAACAAGCGTACGCCAATACATCAACTGTATCGTCGTGCTCCCCAACTGGAAAAGTTAGTAACTCTCGCTCTACTGCAAGAATCCAGTCTTTATCTTTTGGAAAGTATACTTGTCCTCTCTCCATCTTAGCAGACAAAGGTAGTGCTCGTGAACGCTTGTCTTTGTCAGCCCTTAATTCTTTGATTCTGAGACCTTCTCTTCTAGCAAACTGAACTATTGCTAACTGATAACCAGCTCTTTCAATTCCTACCCATTCAAGATTGTGTATTCCTACCATTCTTTTTATTTGAGGAACAATATCTGGTGCTTCTACTCTGTCACGAAACATGTCTAAGAGAAATAGTTTATCATCTTCAATGTTGTGACCAAATACACCGATAACGGTGTAGTCAGCAGATTCTTTTGTGGAAACAGCTAAGTCAACAGTAGCAAATTTGACTAAGTCTTTGTCTATATCATATTTTTTGCCATCT